TGAAACATTCCGGATGCGTCATCCCATTGTACATTGGCGTAGATATCGTATTCTCGCTGACCACGTAAGTGGTTCTCTCGGAGGGGTTTGTTGAGTAGAACGTTTGACACTGCACGAATGTCAAATCCAAACCATAGATCACCTCCATTTTTGGCAGGATTACCAAACTGTGAAATTTGAGCGCCTATGAAATCAGTCAAAGTCTTGAGACCGCCGAGTATTTGTGAAACTGATTTCATAAACCCGACTTGATCATTAACAAGTATAACGTCTGATGATGCAACTTCGGCGAAAAATTCGGAACTCTTGACGCCCTTAATATCATAATTCGAAGTCACTGAACCGGTAGATGGCATAAAAATTGCTGTCACGTTAACAGAGAACTTGATAGAATGCGACCACTCAGTGCCAGCCGGTGTGACAGTTACGCTGGTAGGATACATGCTGGTAAACTTGTTGATGGCGGTGTGGAGTTCAACTAGAGTTGGAGCAGCTTGCTTCGTTGCAGTCAGGCACAGATCGTTGATAACGTTACCGGCTTGATTGTCGAAGCCACGTATCAAACCGTAACCCGGATTTTCATATGCCGCTGCCTCATTGCCATAGGTGTAGACCGTGGCACGGTTATCAGTACGCGAGTAATCTGGATTGGTGTGTGACGCGTTGTAAACAAATGTGACGGATTTATCACCACTAGGAATGTCTGGGTGATCTGGGTCAAGTGCGGCTTCATTTGGATCTGCATGAGCCCAATCATAAACCGGCTCTTTGTGTGTACCAGCATAACTTTGTTCCTGGAAAGCGCGCCCAAAAATTGCGTCCTGCTTGAGTGTGGGGTTAAATTCATCTAAAGGCACCTCCTCGTTCATTCGTGCGGCGTAGACAACGCCTGATTTATCAATCTCGCGTCCGACCCACATAGAACCAGCACTATAACCAATACAGCGGTATTTCGCCCAGTCAGTGCGTGGTTTAAATTTTCGGCCATCCAGAACGCCTAATTGCTCCACCTTTGAGCCAATTATGAAGTAACTAACTGACCCATCAATGTTAAATATTTGAACATGGGGTACACCGCCGATATTAAGGCGACCCGGTGTGTGTATCTCGGCAATAATTAAAGGGCTTGGTAGAAATTTGATTTTGAATGTGTTGGAGAGTGATGTGGGATAGGACGGGTAAATAATAGGGCTAATCGTAAACACTGAGTTGAAGTTGTATGCGACCCTTGGAGTCTGCACGGCATCGGATTTGAATTTGATTGCCTTCGAACCCATAGTCGCTTTTGGATTGAGCATGCTCGCAAGGTAATACTGTGATGCTCTCACTCCCCTCTGACGCGTTGGAAGTAATGTCCCACGCTGAGCTAAGCGACCCGTGGCGCGAATGCCACGGGTGCCTGGGTTGCGCGGTATTGATGCGCCCATCTTCATTTTTGGAGTGGTTTGTTTCCTCGTGTTCTTGTTTGTGCATGTTGGGCATAACATGCTGTTGTTGTGTTTCGCCTGTTGCATTAGTTGTTGATGGCGCGCTTTTATCGCTTTTGAAGGTGTATATTTGCCCTTGCATACAGGACACGTCCAAAGTGTTTTCCGCTTTGGGGTTCTTTTGAGTGCTTGCGGTAATTTGCTTTTTGGCATTTTGGTAAATTTTACGTTTAAGATTTCGCATTAAATAAATTTTAAGCTTAATTTTGAAAATACTGTAAGGGTACTAACAACTCTTCACGTCTATTAATACGGATTCCTCACAGTCAGTTAAATAAAGCTAGCAGTAATTGAAGCTTTAATCACGCATCCACCTCGACGAATCGAGTTTGAAGTGTGACTAGAGCTTGATCGTAGTACTTTTTATTTGCTAGAAAATGATCAAAAGTCCAATTAGATGAAGTTGATAGAAAAGAATGTAAAATCTCAACTTCAGCTGGCGAAGTGAAGCGGCCGCTGTGGTGGGTGTAAAACTCGGCAGCTGCTTCATACCCGGAAAGAGCCTGCAGCGACGTTCGAACAGTAGCAACTCTGTCCTTAAGTGCTTCAGTCGCCTCCTCAAAATGCGCACGATCACGATACGGTTTGGACATGAACTTTGATGCGTAACGATACACATCAGGAAAGGTACCATCGTTATGTAATATGTAGCCAGCGAACTCACCTATAATTGACTTCATGCGTTTCAAGCCATGACCGTTGTACG